CGCCAGCATATTCGACCATACAACATACGTAGGACTTCGGTTGTAGCCGTGCTTTGTGTTGGAAGAAACTCTAGATTCCCGATTGGCGCAGCCGCAGCTTTTTGTGTGTCCAGATTTCAAATCACAGGCAGGAACCGAAACCTCCGATCCGCAAATGCATTGACAGCGCCAGTACACGCGTCGTGTTTTTGACGCGTCTTGTTTGATCGCAGTTAGGCGATTAAAAACCTTTCCGGACAAATTTTCTGGTAATCGCCCGCGCACGCCTTTGGTATAAGTCACATTTGTTCTCCAATGGCTGCGGCTGCGCGAACTATTGCGCGGCGGGTGGCGGCGTAGGGGTCGGCGCCAAACTCAACTCTAGCGTCCACCAATTCTTCGCCTTGATTGCTGGCAATGCACACTTTCTGCTGTAGCCATACATCTACCAGCAGCCCCAACTGCACCGCCAACCGCAGCGCATCGCCGTCGTCGGTGAGGGGGTTCCAGCCGGTTGTGTCGTTGATAATCCAAAGGCCGCAATTGGCATACCCTTCCTCGTCGCGTTCAACTTGTCGAGCGGCGTGAATCTTCATCCCCGCCGCCTTCGCGGCGAGTTCCAGTAATTCGCGGTCGGTCATGTCTTACTCCTCTCTGGCCACGATGCGGGCCGCTCGGTCCATTCGATGCCGCCGAATTCAGTTCGCACCTTTGCAATGCGCTCCGCCATCTCAGCGTTCATATGCGGTCTTGCAGGCATGCTCCACCACGTACCGTTCCACCAGCGCAAAGCGTTCGGGTCGCGGCGTGTACTCGCCGGCCACCAGCCAATGCTAGGCGGCGGTCCTTTGTGCCATGTGGTCATTTCGGTTCCTCCGCGAGTCCGCGCCAAGGCGCTCTAAGCCAGCTCGCCAAGACAATAGTTTCCTGCGCTGCCCTTTCCGGCGTTGCGTCTCCTACGTACCAGCATTCGCCATCCCAGCGGCGATACCAAGCTGGCGGGTCGTCTTCCTTGATCTCATACACCCCCGCCCTGACGGGGTTGACTTTGGCGGGGAACCACGGGGTGAGTTTCATGGCTTGCTCCTCTCTGCCAGCATGGCGTCTGCCATCTCGTATGCCCACCGTGCAACCCCGGTCTCGCGGATGTCGTCGGAGCCGTCGTGCGTGATGTGTGCGTACTTTGCGCCTCTGCCGCAGCGATGAAAACCAAACCCACCCCAAACCTTGCCGCAGCAGGTGTGTTTGTCAGTCATCTCTGCTCCCCTTCTGCTTTGGCGATTGCGGCGTCAGCGGCGCGCACGGCAGAGTAAAACGACATGGTGCCGTCGGCTGTGCTTTGCATAGCCGGTAAGGCGAGTACTCCCTTCAACGCCTCCAGAAGTTCCCGATTCACCGCCTCCGCGCTAAGCGCCCGAGAGCATCCGCCTCCAGGGCTTGCTTCCCACAACTGATCTCGCTCCTCGTCGCATGATGCGGCTAGGGTGCGTTTGAGGGATTCGTTCTCGGCTTTCAGATCCGCAATCTGTATCTCATACCCGCGCACAGACAGCTTCATCTCGTGGGACTGGTTAATCTGGTGCAGCCGCTCGTTCTCGGCAAACAACCGGCGCAGTTCGGCGGCGACCTCCGCCCTCGTCCACGCCCGCTCGGCGCGGCCCTCAAGCGCATCAGCCAACCGCAGGGCTTCGGGTTGGTCAGCCATTGTTCTTCTCCTTTAGCGCGGCCTCGACGGCGCGGGCAAACTCCAGCCGAGTCAGTTCGTCTCTTCCTGCTGGTATGCGCAGACACGCCTTGACTTCCGCCTCGCTCAACGATTGCCACTCGCGGCGGGGTGGGTGGGTGTAGAGGGGGGATGCGGCATAGCCTTTGCCTTGCCAATACTGGTCCCCATCGCACCCTCTCGGATCGCCGGGTGGCCACGGAAAAGCGTTGACCATCACTCCGTCGTGAATCCAAGCGGACGCCACCGGCTCCTGCTCCTGCTGCGCCACCACAGGGTCATAAACTAACCCGCCACACCGGCCACACACGCCCGGCTCCTGCTCCTCCTGCGCCAGCGCGTCAGCGCGAAATTGCTCCCTTTGCAGAGCCTTCTGAGGTGGAGTGAGGCCGATTGGGTTGGCGTTGCGCAGGTTAGGCTCTTGCTGCTCCAGCGCGGCGCGGAGGGCGTTTAACTCGTCAATGATGGCGGCTTGCCCAATCAACGGGAGCCGGTTTTCTGCCGCCTCCAGCACCTGCTGGGCAACTTCGCGTAGCGTGCTCATACCCCACCTCCCCAGCGCGAACGCTCCTCAAACGCCAGCACATCGGCCAACCTGTACAGCACACGCCCAACGACAGGGTGCCCGATGCGGATGTGCGGCGGCAGCCTAGCCGTGGATCGCCAGCGCCGCAGCGTGCGCTGCGAGACGCGCCAGCGCTCGGCTAGCTGCTGCTCGGTCAGCAGCGTGTCACTCGTCGTCATCGGTAGCCTCCTCGGCAAACCAGTAGTCCTCGATGTCGGCGGCGATGTCGTGCGCCTTGCCGGCGGCCTTGCCGTGCTCCGGGTGGCTCAGCAGCGGGAACGACAGTTTGTAGATCGCAACCAACAGGCGGTCGATGTGCTCGCGGGCGGTGCGGGCCCGGTCGTCAGCGACGGCGTACATGTCCTGAACGGCCTGCAGGCGGTAATGCATCGCCGCCTCGGCCTGGGTCATCACTGGGGTGCTCATACGGCGCCCTCCTCGGCTTGGATGATCTGCGGGTCGCCGGCAGGCGGTTCCTGCTCGGCCCGGATTTGCTCCACGCGCCGCGTGGCTGCGGCGATCACGCGGTTGCGGTCGTCGCCCTTCGGCATGCGGCGGATGTCGGCGCGGAGCAGTTCAAGCCCTTCCAGCGTGCTGGCGAGTTCGATCTGCTCCAGCAGTTTGTCGGCGTCAATGACGATTTCCACGGGCTCGGGTGCGGGCGGGGGCGGGGCTTGGCGCGGCGCGGGGGCCATGTCTTCGACCTCCTCGGGCGTGTAGGTGCCGACAACGACGCCGGGGAACACGGTGCGGATGCCCTCAGAGATGCAGCGCGAGCGCAGCATCTGGCGAGGGTAGGACTTCCACGTAGGGTTGCGCGTCAAGCCGGCAGACTCGGCCATCTTCGTCGTCCACGCGATCTCAACGCTGCCGCCAGACGGGTGCGAGAACTTGCCGACGACCTTGGTGTCGGTGTACTCGCCCCACTCCACCTTGCCGCCTGCGGCTTGGAAGCGGGCCAGCATGGCGTCGGCGCGCAGGGCGGGACGGCCATTTATCACATGGTAGTCGCGCGCGGCGATAGCGGGGTGCAGGCCCTCGGCCTGGGCGATCAGCATCAGGGCCATTGCCTGGTCGGGCGTCTTCACGCCAAACAGGCCCGAGCGGGCCACGCTGACGGCCATGCGTTCGATCTGGTCTACTGGGACGAGTGCGGTCATGCGTTTTCCTTTTGGGCTTGTTGCGCATCCATTGATGGAGGCGTTTGATTGGCCAAAACGTTGCGTGCGTGGCCAAAGTTCTCATAGCCGGCAGCCTTAGCAGCCGCATCCAGCGCTTGATGGTGTGGAATGTCAAAGCCTCGCTTTATGGATTTGGCAAGTCGCTTGATGCCATCCAAGCTGGCTGGGCGAATGTCTTTGCTTGGGTCAACAAATGCCACAGGTGTGCTCCAAAATGGGGCGGTTTCCCGCCCCGTGGGTTCAGTCAGTCAGGCCGGCGGGTTCGTCGGCGGGGACGGCTTCGGGCAGGCCCACGGTTTCCACCGGGCATCCGCCGGCCATCAGTTCGATGATGTCGTCGTGCGACGCCAGACGAACCTGCAGTTGCGGCATGCAGTGCCCGAGGGCGCCGGCAGGCGTGTAGGCGCGAACCAGGCGGTCTTCTTCTCCAGTCTGTGACACGACGTAGGTCTTCAGCGTGCGGACGTAGGCGCGCTTCGTTGTGGTGACGGTTTCGCTCATTTCTTGCTTTCCGCGAGACGCCGCAGCGCCTCGACTTGGGTGCCGACCTGCTGCAGAAAAGACGTAACCTTGGCCTCCAGGTCGGCGATGAAGCCAGGGTCACGTTGGATGCGCTGAACGTGCAGTTGCAGTTCAACGGGCATCCGGGGATCGAAACTCACGAAATCGCACCACTGCCGGCCAGTGATCCAGAGTTGCCCCTGCACCTGCGGGATGTGTTCGTCAGGCATGCCGCGCAGCAGCGTCTCAATGTGGTTCGCGCTGCTGTACGGACACTTGATCTCGATCAGCCCGTCCCAGTCGATCAGGCCGTCCGGGCTGCAGCCAGCCAGCAGAGTGTCGTGGGCGATGAAGCCGGTCTCCTCGACGCTGATGCCCGTGACGCGCTCGTAGGCCGCACGCGCTGCGGGCTCCTGTTCGGTGCCCCACTGCATGGCTGCGGTGGCGTAGCGCTGCGCCGGTTGCTGCGTCAGGCGCTCGACCACCAGTTCGGTAGCGTAGTCGCGCTGGGCCTGCGCTGGTGCGCCGGATTTCAGCGCGGCGATGGCGTCGCGGAATCGGCTGGCTGTGGCCTTGCCGACGCGGGCGGCGTACCAGTCGGCATCGCGCTGGGTGGCGGTTTCGAGGATCACGACTGCTGCTCCTCGTCGATGATGACCAGTGGCTTCGCGTCGTCGGCCGGGAATGCGGTGACCGACATTTCCAGCCCGTCAGCGTCAACGAACACAATGGTGCGCCAAGTGGCATCGACGTGCTCGACTTGCTTCTTCGCGCGGATCTCGCGCACGTTGTGCAGGTTCATGGTGCCGTAGATCACAGTCTTCTCCTTAAATGTCGTCGTAGAACTCGGGCTCGCGGTCGCCCAGCGACTGCCAGAGCTGATCCTCAATCTGCCGCAACCTGCGCTGGTTGTCCCGCAGAAACCGGCTCTGCAGCTCGTACCGCGCCGCCTCGGACTGCGCACGGGTGCCGCTGAGCAGGCAGGCCAGCAGCGTGTCCACGCAGACGCTGTCCATGTCGTCCTCGCGGACGTTTACGGTGTCAAACGCCGCGCCTTCGCGGGCATGGCTGACGAAGCTGAACCACAGTTGCCAGTCTGCAGGGCAGGCCAGCAGGTGGTCGCGGGCCTCGCTGGTCAGCGGGGAGTCCTCGGGCGGTTGGTTGCCGCCCCAGGTGATCGGGTCACCTAGCCCATGGGTCGTGTACATTCGTCGCTCTCCGTTGTCGCGCTCGAATCGGCGCGGACGCATCATGGCATCGAATGGCCCACCTTGTCCAGCATTGGACAATCCTGACAATCCTGCGGGGTCATTCTGCGCGGGTTGACTGCGGGCAGTCGGTGGGCTGACACTTGCGGCCCCGACAGGAGGACAGCGTGACCACACTGCATCCAAGGCAGCAACAGGTGTTTGATCTGGTCTGCCAGCACCAACCCATCATGCGCGGCGCGTTGGCGAAGCGCCTAGGCATCAGCGTGAATACGGTTTGCGCGCACACGGACGCCCTGCGCAAGTTAGGCCTGATCGAGCCGACATCGTTTGGCCGCTGGTCGGCTTGGCGCGTGGCCACGAAGCTGCCGCAGAGCGGGCCGGCGCTGAAAGCGTATGAGCAGGCGCCGTCAGTCTGGGCGTATGCGGCGCGGTGCGCTGCGGAGGCGAGGAGCGGGAAATGAGCAAACACACACGGGGGCCGTGGAAGGTCATCAGCGAACAGGCTGCGCGTGAGGTCGAAGTCTTTGAGGTCGCGGAGGTTGCGCACTTGCGCGTGACGCCAGATCGCAGTGGCGACACCTTTGCAATAGCCGGCGACGCTTATGCAGACGCCCACCTGATCGCCGCAGCGCCCGATCTGCTGGAGGCGTTGAAATACATGGTCAACGTCTGCTCAGCGATTGACCCCCAAGGCGAAGAAGCTCATGAGAGAGCCAACGCAGCCATAGCTAAAGCGGAGATGAAGTGATGGGAGAGTACGCGCGGTATTACACGCTGGAACGTTTTGGTGTGGATATTGGGGATGACGACGACCGGCCACCCAAGCCTAAAAAAGACTGGAAATGGAGTTGCAAAATATGTGGCAAGCGATTGGGCAGTGAGGTCGCCAATAGAGATCACATGCGTGATAAGCATGCAATCGCCAAAGCCGAGGTCTCCGCATGAGAGGTCGCCGCACGCTGCGAGAGATCATGCTTGCCAATCAGCGATCCGAGGCGCTGTACGCCGCGCTGGCCGGCGTGCCGGTGCGGGAGTTCGATCAGATGCCGCCCGAGCCGAAGAAACGCGCACCAGCGAAGCCATCGGGCGAGCCGTCAGAGGCCGACATCCTGCGGGCGATCATGTCGCTGCTGCGGCATCACCCGAAAGTCGCCAGCCACTGGCGGCAGAACAGCGG